TACAGTTTTTTGTGCAGTAGTAGGTTCAGAGTTTCCTGAAGTAATACGGGAACCTGAAAGAATTACTAAATGATACTCTCCATCTGCGGTCAGAGTGTGGCTATCGAAGAATCCAAGAATTCCGGAGTCCCAACTATACGTTGTACCTGTTTTCTTTACAACTCTCCACCTCAGTATTCCATTTCCAGTGGCATCTGGAAAACTAATCACATCATCTTTTACAAGAGTCATAGGAGTAACCGTAGAGACCCCTGCAGAAAATACAATTAAACCCCCAGGGTAAAATGAGCTAGTACTTGAGAATCGTACAGAGTTACTTGGAGAACTCGTTAGGGACCCTGCACTTATATTGGTGTTTGCCAATTCGTTCGCATAGAATAAAAATTCGCTGGCCGGGACATTGTTGGCTATGTCTCCAGTTGTTTGAGAAAGGAAAGACCCCCATTGTAATCCATAGAATGTAGTGCCAGATAGTAAACACGCTCTATAATGAGTCCATAAACTGGTGTCATCAAAATTCATTGAGGTTCCAGTAGTAAAAGACTGTGGCACACTACTAAAAGTCGCAAAATCTGCCCCAATACTAACCTGAAGTTTATTGTCTGAATTTCTGCTACTATTTACTATTTGTAAGTTTTCTGCTTTTAAATAGTCTTGTAAAATAATACTTTTATTTAGTGCATAATAACTACCGTCTGCAGTATCAATCATATAGTCAGGCAAAGTTGCACCTGCACCTAAAGTACCTGTTTTTGAGCTAAAACTAATTTTAGCTGTGGGGTCAACAGTTATTCCTAGAGGCCCCTGAGGGGGACGGTATCCTAAATACTTTGCATCTTTTACAGGAATATCATCAAAAAAGATTGAGCCTAAACCTCTCTTTAAGCCAGCTACGGGGCCTTCGCACAGAACATCTGTAATAGAAATATTCTGTACTGTAGTACCTGAGCCTGTTTGAGTAAATACTCGTTCAGTCTGGTCAGCACTCCCTTGGTTTTGTCCTTGTCCATTTCCATTTCCACCATTTCGTGGGCCATGGCGGTCTCTATTTCCATTTGACATATTAAACTCCTTGTATCACATTGTAGCGTATTTTTTCAGCGAGTTGCTCCAAATTATACTGATTCCAAATATTTACATCTGTAGCATTGCCCCCGCCTTGGTCTCCCCCGCCTCCACCGCCTATAGGGTCATTTGTATTTAAAGGATTAGTTCCTTGTTCTGTTTGGTTGTCTGGAATATTTCCTGTTAGAGCATTACCACTAGCATCTACAAGAGTCTCTCTATGAACAAATACTGCAGTAGCATTTGCAGTTTGAAAACTAATTGGCCTTCCCGGGACTCTTAGCTCCCCATATAATATAGGTAAAGGGTCTCCTTCTACAATAGTTTGTCCTACTCCTTGGAATAGATAAGAATCCTCTTTTTGTGTTCCTCCAGAGTCTACTGCCGGATCGGGTGCCATCATTTCGGTTAATCCTTGCATAAGCAAAGCTCCCCCAAGAACTGCAAGACCCAAAGCGGCACCTATTGCTAATCCAGAAGCACCTACTGCTGTAGCTGCTCCAAATAAGGTACTTCCTGCTACACCACCTACCACTTGTCCTACTCCCGGAATAAACAAAAGGGCTACCAGCACGGCACCTAGTACAAATTTAGCGATACCATCAGATCCTATAGGAAGAGCTCGAATAGTCATATCTCCTGTGGGATAGTGAAGCAAAAGCTCGGCATCATTAGTAATAGGAGTATTATCAACTTCACATACAAATCCTATACCATTCTCATGGCATTCAACTAAGTAAGGTCTGAGCTCTGAGAAATTACAATCTAAACACTTTATTACTTCTCTAAAAGAATCAACATCTAGTGTAAATTCTTTTCCGAATTTTTCTCCAATTTCTCCCTCTAAATATACTTTACGCTTCATATCTATATATTCCTACTAAATGTTTTGCCCACATGGGGTACAAAGATTCTCTACAAGATAATCTATTTACTGCGTGATGAAAAAACATATCTTTACCTAAATAAACTCCGCAGTGATTTGGAACAGTTGTAGCTGTTTGAAAAATTAAAACATCATTAATCTCAGGATCAGTAACAGGTTTACCTCCCCATTGTTTTATAATATCCTCACAAAAATAATTTAAATCTTTATCCCACCACTCTTGTTCAAATAAAGCACGGGGAGGAATGTTAATATTTTCTTTTGCTAACCAATCTCGTACGGCTTCAAAACAATCTGCCTCTCCGAATTTATACTCTCTACCTACTAAAGGGTGTGCTTTTGTATTCGGCTGTACTATATTTAAATTCATTTCAGAATCAAATATATAGTAAGGAATTCCAGTAGCATTACATCCACGAATATCTGCTTCACTTGCAGTATTATCTGTATATATATGATTATGTACTATTGCAAATATATCTGCTTTTTTACATATATCTAAATAATCTTCAGAGGACATTATGAAATCATGTTCTCCTTCTGCTAAGTTTCTACAGGGAAACCATTCTTTTTTTCCTTTTACTATTCCAATTATTCCGCAAGATTCTTTAGGATAATTATTGTTAAAATGTTCTTGTATCTCATCTATCACTTAAATTTCTTCGTACCTATGAAGCCTCCAAAAGGTAAAGGTAAATATGTATCGATTGTTCCGGCAGCATTTGTTTGAAATCTTATTTTACAAGAATTCAACCTTTTACCACAAACATCTAATCTTTTCCAGAAACCTCGTTGACTTTCTGGATGTCTATCTGTATTAGGTCGTATTGCTTCAAAGATTTTTACATGGCCATCTGCAGTATATCCTTTTACAAATTCAATAGGAGTACCGACTGCAAGATTCCCTGTCATAGGCTGACTCATAGTAATCGTATATTCATATGTTAAAACTGTTCCTGAACCGTCTGTTAGTCCAGGTGCCATTGTAAGATTTGTAACAACTCCTCCAACACCTAGCGAAGCGGGAGCCACAAAATAGCCATCTATTTTTGCTAGAATTTCCGCAGCATCTACTGCATCCCCCGCCATCCACGTTCCATTATATGTAATTTTAAATGTTGTATCCCCTGCGCTAGCGCCGCCATAGAGAGGAGTGCCACTGCTGCCAACCGTTGCAGTATAATATCCAGCAGTAATCGGATTTGAAGACCCTCCTACAGATAGGAGTACTTTATCGCCTATAGCATATGAAGTAAGAGAACTCCATGAGAGTAAAGAATTTATATCTATAGAAACATCGTTTTCATCGAAAAATTTAGTGCCTCTACTATCTAATGGGAATGTACAACCTCCTGAACCGTTTTCATAAAATCCTTGATATTTCCAAGGACAGTATTTACCAATTATATATCGATTTGGTAAAGTAACTCCTTCCATATCTAAAGGACTTGTTAGTTCTAAACTTAATAACGGTCCCGACTCTGAAGAAACTCTATTTATATAGTATACAGCATAAGGAAACTGAATTGGACGCTTAGGAGCGTCTCCAACATTAAAAGTATGCTTTAAAAGGGTGGTTCTATAGCAAACTTTTGAGCCTACTAAATCTTGTGCTGTAAAGATTCCTTCATTTTCTAAGATTGTAGATATTGTTGTTTCGTCTTTAGTTCCATCAGCGTTATTTGTAAAGCTACGAGCTAAGGCAGGAATATTTGCCATAGTAAGAGTAGGTCTGCCAGCTACACCCGTACTTTTTGCATCTAGTCCCTCTACTCTGATTGGCAACGATAAATATTCTAGAAGTATATTTCCTTCTTCGTCAGGAAAATAAATATTATCTAAATTTAACCCATCAAATCCGTTAAAGAAATAGGCTACATTTCCTGTAGGTAAAGATAGCTCAAACAATTCTACAAAAGAGTCTCCTATTTCTTGTAGTTGTACTGTATCAATAACTTCCCCTTGATCTTTTTGTACAAATCCTCTAACATTCCAAGTATATACACTTGGGCCGCCAGAGACTTGTTTTCCAGGGGGAATATTTGATTGAAAAGTTACTTCAAAATCAGCATCTACAATACTAGAGGCGAAACTAATTTCAAAAAAAGTGTCAGAGGTGCCTGTAGTTGGGGATACTTGAGCATTACTAGTAGTTGTTACATTAATAGTATCTTCTGTTACAACTTTAATTCGTAAGCTATCAGTAGTATAAACAAGATGATATTGATTTACAAAAGAATCTTGCGTTAGAAAAATAGTATTAGTATCGTCAGTATCTATATCGTACGATTCTTCAATTATTTCTTCCGCTTGAAGTCCAACATTTATAGGAGTTTCGGAAATAAATGAATCGGTACCTCCTG